GCTTTTCAGATAACAACTCCCGCGACAGGTGTCCCAATTCTTTTAAATCCTACCAAACTATCTTCTTCTAAAGATAACGTAATTGTTACTTTGTTAGAAGACTATTCTTTTACAGATGCTCTTGAATCTGCTTTAACCCCTCTTGATATTAGACGCGCTGACCCTAGTGAAGCAGCAGATACAGCAGTTAAAGCGTATGTAGATATAACGGCTGTTGCTGGAGCAGGTGCTTTAACTTTAGATAGTTATTCTTTTGCTGCTGCTTCTGATTCCGTTTCAGTTCATAATTCTTTCGTACTCAAACCTAACACTACATATCTTCTTGCTATAACAAACAGTAACGCAAATACCGCAGTTTGCAAATATACTTTATCCTTTACTGAGGTTCATTAGTTATGTCTGGAGATAAAGAGCTTATCCCAAGAGCTAGAACTTTAACTGAAGCGGATATGTTAGCTTTAACAGAGTTACTTAAAAACCAACATAATTGTAGATTTAATAATGTGTCCCCAGAAGAAATGGATTTAGTAAAGGATTTATTGAATATATATAAAGAAACACGATCAGAAGTAATTAAATGGATTGTTAAAGGCATCATGTATGCAATTTTGATTATTATTGTATTGGGCGCATATTTAAAATTTGGTGTAAAACATTAAATTGAGGTAGTTATGGTGAGGACAACAGGGATTAAATCTAATCGTATAATAACACAAGACGACACAGCTAATTTTACGATAGACCCTGTGAAAATACAAAGGTTGATGAACACACCTTTAGAAGCTTTAGATAAAGCTTTGGCAGAAAGACATTTAGCAGAGTTTATCAAACAGCATTGGATATTTATTGACCCACATGATTATGTTCACGGTTGGCACTTAGACGCAATATGCGAACACATGGAAGCAGTTTTTGCAGGGGAAATACTAAGGTTAATGATTAACATTCCCCCGCGACATATGAAATCGTTGGGTATATCTGTTAGTTATCCTGCTTGGGTTTGGACAAAGAAACCTGAAACACAATTTATTACATTCTCTTATGCATCTACTCTCACAATTCGTGACGGTGTTAAATGTAGACGTATTATAGATAGTCCTTTGTATCAATCACGTTGGGGTCATAAATATCATCTAACAGGAGATCAAAATACTAAGATAAGATTCGATAATGATAAAGGCGGTTATCGAATCAACACGTCTATAGATGGTGTTGGTACAGGTGAAGGTGGGGACGTTATTATCATTGACGATGCTAATAACGTAGCTGAAGCAGAATCAGAGATTACAAGGGTAGGAACAAATATATGGTTCGATGAAACATTGCAATCACGTTTCAATGACCCCAAAACAGGGGCTTTAGTTTCAATCCAACAAAGAACACATTATGATGATCTTTCAGGTCATATAATGGATAAATATGGAAAGGATTATGTAGGTCTTATCCTTCCTGCCGAATATGAAGTAGAATCAAAAAGAAAAATGGCGTTAAGAACATTCCACGGCTGGAGAGGTGATCCTAGAACAGAAGAAGGTGAGTTACTTTGGCCGGAACGATTTGGAAAAAAAGAAATAGATAAACTTAAAATAGCTTTGGGGCCGTATGCAGCAGCAGGGCAACTCCAGCAAAGACCTTCACCGAGGGAAGGTGGGTTAATCCCTCTTACAAAGTTTCAAAGATATAGTGTAATGCCTGCGATAGAAACTTGGAAAAGACTATCTCTTGTATTTGATACAGCGCAAAAGGAAAAAGAGTTAAACGATTATTCAGTATGTCAGGCTTGGGTTGAGACTTCACGGGGCTTATTTCTTCTATTCATTTGGCGCAAAAAGTGTCGGTATCCCGAACTAAGGCGCAATGCAAAATCGCTTTGCGAAGAATGGAAGCCCCATGAAGTTTTAATTGAAGATAAATCTTCGGGTTCTAGTTTAATACAAGATTTGCAGGAATATAAAAAGTTTCCGATTATAGGTATTGATCCTAAGAATATTGATAAGACAATGAGGATGGAAACAGAAGCAACCGCTATTGAGGCTGGTTTAGTCTGGATTCCTGAAACAGCAGGGGTAGAGATCAACTTAGAGCATAGCGTAAAGCAATGTCTTTGGTTGACAGATTTTGAAGAAGAATGTGCTCAGTTTCCAATGGGTCAACATGACGATCAAATAGACCCTATGAGTATGTATTTGAAACGAGTTAGAGAAAGACGCCAGAAACAACCTCCTGTAGTTGCTCCATTAATAGATGATTTTTCTGGAGAATCCCATTGGAGGTAATAAATGAAATTCAGGGAAGTACAGGTATTGAGAAATAAAACTTGGTATTTTGAACAATTTGATAATTTACTCAAAGATGATATTTTTTGTTTTGCCGATGCACCAAATAATATATTTCAAGCTACTTCTGAACCTGTACCTATAACTGACTTTGACGGTAAACATCGTGGTAATATGAGAATAGAACGAAAATGCTACTTCATGGAGTGATAAAATGGCCCGTACAACAGGTAAAAAACCGTCTGCGAATCTTACGGAAATAGGCGGTACAGGTTTACGCGCATTCGGTGGGGTAATAGGTGAAGAATTTTTAAGACAATTACAAGGGGCAAAGGGCTTAAAGATTTACAGAGAAATGAGTGATAATGACCCTATTATTGGTTCAATTCTTTTTATCATAGATAAGTTGTTAAGGAATGTAACTTGGAAAGTAAACCCCACCGATGATAGCCCGGCAGCAAAAGAAGAAGCTGATTTTGTATCAAGTTGCATGATCGATATGGAACATTCATGGGAAGAATTTATAAGTGAATTACTTTCAATGCTTATATACGGTTTTTCATTGCATGAAATAGTTTATAAGATTCGTGAAGACGGAAGAGTGGGGATAGCTAAACTTCCTATACGCGGTCAAGAAACTATTTGGAGATGGAATACAGATGGATGTATGAGGGATTTTGTTTCTATAGATCAACTCTTACCTACGGGCGGGAGTTTCACAATACCTGCTGATAAATTGTTGTTGTTTAGAACACAAAGCTATAAAAATAATTTCCAAGGTCGTAGTATTTTACGAAATGCTTTTAGACCCTGGTACTTTAAAAAGAAACTTGAAGAGGTTGAAGCAATAGGGGCGGAAAGAGATTTAAACGGTTTCCCTGTTGCTTATGTTCCTCCAAATTTACTTTCTGCTAATGCTACTGATGAAGAAAAAGCAACACTAGCTGCAATTAAACGTATGGTTACAAATGTACGTATAGATGAACAAATGGGAATGGTATATCCTTTAGCATATGACGAAAACAACAATCAGTTGTATAAGTTTGAACTTATGTCAACATCCGGGACAAGACAGCATGATACAAATTCTATAATTACACGTTACAGTAAAACAATGGCAATGACAGTAGCAGCAGACTTTATATTTTTAGGTTTAGATAAGGTTGGGAGTTTTGCACTTTCGTCGGATAAGACTTCTACATTTTCTATGGCAATGGGGGCATGGCTAAAAGCAATAGCTGCTGTATTGAATAGAAAGCTTGTCCCTAAACTAATGACGTTAAACGGTGTGCCTAAAGAATTATATCCCCAATTTGTCCCTGGGGATATTGAGAAAGAAGACATAGCTACATTTGTAGATGCAATTTACAAACTTGTTGGAGTTGGAGCATTGCAACCTGATGATGATATAGATGCAAAAGCAAGAGAGTTGCTTAATCTTCCAATTAAGATTTCTAACGGTACAATGTAATGGGAAAGAAGCAGGATGAACAATTAGCAGCTATGCAGCAAGCGGCTGATAGTAAAGTTCCAAAAATAAAAGCTGCTTTCATAGCTGCTGTAGTAGAAATAAGAGAGACTTTAGCAGAAGCAAAGAAGATAGAAGCGGCTTTAGCAGTGGGGGCTTTTGACGATGCTGTTTTAGCGACACGTATAGCAGAAATGGATTCGTTACTTTTTGGAATAGGTTTGGGAAACAACGCTTTTGTATTTTCAAATCAACTTACAGAAACATTTAACCTTGGAGCAACAACGGGCATTAAACAATTACCTGAAGTAATGCAACAAGCAATCGGTTTTGATACTTTAAACAATAGAGCTATAAATGCAATCAAACAAAATACTGGAAAAGTAATACAAGAATTAACAGGTAGTAGTAAACAAGCAGTAAGTAATTTAATACAACGTCTGTTGTCAGAGAATATACCTCCTGCAAAGATGGGACGTGAAATAAGACAGTTAATAGGTCTAACTGATAGTCAGATGAAGGCTGTAACGAATTTTCGTCTTCAGCTTGAAACCAGAAGCATTCTAGGGTTAACCCCTCCTGAAGATAGGCGGTTGAATGCAATAGAAGCAGCACAAGTAAGACGACATATGAATCAAGGAACAATGCAACAAGATAAAATAGATGAAATGGTGGAAAAGTATTATCAAAGATTATTGAACAAACGAGCATTAGATATAGCTAGAACAGAATCTATGCATTCGATTAATCAAGGTCAACAAGAAGCATGGATGCAAGGATTAGATCAAGGTGTTTTAGATATAAATAAAGATAGAAAATTTTGGTTAACTGCTGGAGATGAAAAAGTAAGAACAACACACAGAGCTATACCAGCTATGAATCCTGGGGGAGTACCTATAACAAGTCCTTTTGCCACACCATTTGGATTTGTAATGTCTCCTGGGGATTATAATGTTGGACTTATCAACTGTAGATGTTCCGCAATTTTGATTTCAACGTAAGGAGAATATATGACAGATAAACAGGCAATAATTTTTAAAGGAGAATTTACTGGAGAAGTAGATAAGGTAAATAAGATTGCTTACGGTTGGGCGTATGTAGCAAAAAAGGGTGATACTCAAATTGTAGATCATTCAGGAGATATTTGGGATATTAAAGAAATTGAAAAAACAGCACATGATTTTATAGCATGTCGCACTGGTGGAGAAAGTCATGTGTATAAAGGTGGTGCTGTACTTGTAGAATCCCTTGTATTTTCTGAAGAAGTACAAAAAGCATTAGGTATTGATCTTGGGAAAATTGGTTGGTTTGTTGGATTTGAAATATTAGACGATGATTTGCTAGAAAAAGTACAGAAAGGAGAACTCTCCATGTTTTCCATAGGCGGGACTGGAGAAAAGGAGGAAATAAATGGCTAGAACTACAGGAGCAAAACATAAACTTAGTAATGTGAAATTGGATGAAATTTCATTCGTGGGTAAAGGTGATAATCCTGAAGCACATATTATCCTTCTAAAGAATCACCCAAGCATAATATTGAGCCTTGGGAAGAACTATAAGGGTAAAGACAAAGCTGATGTGCTAAAAAAACATTTTGAAGAATCCAAGAACATACAGAAAGGCGATGGGGATGCCAAACTGTTTCAAGATATAGTTGATGATAAAGTAATCAGAGATAAGCTTTGGAATTTAGTTTGGATTTTAGAAGATTCAATTTCATCTATTTCGTATGATGATGAATGTACAAACAAACAGGAAATGATTGAACAGAGTGTTTCACAATTCAAAGACGCAGTATCACAACTAACAGGAGGTAACACCGTGACGAAAGAAGAATTGGAAAAAGCATTGGAAGTAGAAAAAGCAAAGTCTGCTGATCTTGAAAAGCAACTTGC